AGCACTGCCGGATGATCTCTTCCCCGAAGGCCAGAGACTTGTTTGCAGCGGTCGATAAGAACGCCAGCCCGCTCCTTGATCCGGTCGAAAGACTGGGCCTTGTTGGGTTTGCCCGCCCTGCGGAGGATTGAGCCTATCTTGTAGCTGTGGTGGTATACGGATTCGCATTTTGTGATGATGTCTGCCGCTGCGCTCGGGATGAGCTCATCTGCCTCAGGTGTGGGACTGGGCTGGTGCAGATTGTCACCGCCGCCTTCCTGTGTGAGACTGAGTGTTACTCTGTCGAGTTCACCTCTTGTTGTCTCAGGGGGCAGCGCTGCGGCTTGCTGCGGTGTTGCTGACGCGAGCGACTCTTGGTGGAGTGACGCTTCTCGTTGCATTGAAGTGGTCCCTGGACCATCGGATTGTGGCCCTTCGGGGTCGGGAGTTCTCACGCTTTCTGTCTGGCGGACTTGCTCTATGAGCTCGTCTTCCAGTCCAGTGGGTGAGAGGACACCAACGAGATATTCAGTAGTACGTATTTGGGTACCCGTGAATGCGAGCAAATCGTGGATGGGGCGATCGTCTACCATTGGGTCCAGCCGTCGACGGATTAATTTCCTGACATTGCTGGCCCTAATTGGGTTAGCCGATTTCCACAACTGCGCTGCGCGAGTAATCTCGGTTAGTATCCGGCGACATATTTGGTTCATTGACCAACGTTTCCGCTCTCTGTGAGACTTATCGTAAGATGGATCCCACGAGTGGTAAGACAAGACGGTTGCAGTCATGTCTGCCAAAGCTACCGATAGCCGGACCGGTTTAGCTTGCGGAGAAAGCCGTTCGGGGTAAGTCTGCACCTCCGCCGTCAGGCCCTTCAAATAAGACCTGAGGTGTTGAGGTGCGGACGTAAGCTGGCGTATCATCATGATGCGCTTCCCGGCTTCGGGCCGTCCTCCCAGGATGACGGCCGCGGCTTTTCTGAAGAGGTGTGGAGCCTGCTGTTTCCCCGGCAGACCCCAGCCTCCGAGCTCTGTTGGCCAATGGAGTGGCAATCCTGAACGACGCCATCTGGCGAACGTCTTGCTGTGCACGGTACGTGCCACGGACATAGCCGCCTCTTTTCTCCAGGGTTCTGTGCAACGCTCCGTCTCATACGTGAGCGTCCCTGCGAGAGAGAGGTACAGAGGTGTCTTCTCGTCTTGTTTGCTAGCGCCTCGCCGTTTCGCCGCTATAAGGGCGGACAGCTTTGGCCTCGCTGACAGATGAAGACGGGTGTAGTATTGAGCCTTGTGCTCGATGTGTTGGAGCAGCTTAAGGCGGATCCACTCGTAGAGAGTGTTCCCCGACGGAGCGTAGAGCGCGCGCTCCTCCTTGAGCCTGATGCCCTCGGGCGACTCGGGGTCGTCGACCCAGACACGGAGATTGGTTTTACCATGATCTGTGAGACGGTGCGACGGCTGCGGGAGAGAGGGCACTGGGGAGCTCAGCAGGA